AAGTCATAGCTTTTAGCTTTTTCAGCAGCCCCTTCTACATCAGGAACACCTGTAGGACTTACTGCTCTTTTTACCATTCCTCTAGCTAAACCTTTTGCAGCTCTTAAACCTTGATTAACAAGTTGATTAGGGGCTTTTTCTCCTGTGACAGCTTCATATTCATCTGCTTGTATGTTTCCTCTAGCTAAGTCCATTTCTGCTTGTTTTTTTCTTACTCTGTTTTCGTAATCAGCTTGCATCTTACTACCTATCTCCATTGACTCTCTTTCTTCTCTAGCCATTTGAGATAATTCTTTACCTTCTCTTCTCTTAGCAAGCTCTCTTGCTAAAGTTTGTTCTTCTCTAGCTCTACGGTCTTGTGCTTGTACAGCTTTATCTATGTCTACCTTTGATAATTGTTTACTAAAAGGACTTGGCTCTGGTTCAGCTAATTCTGGTCTTGGTCTTCTTTGAGCAAGTTCTCTCTCTAAAGTTTTTCTTTCTTCAGCAGCTTGCTGTGCTTCAAGGGCTTTATTTTGTGCTAGTAGTCCTCTTTCTCTTTGTAAAGTTTCTTTAAATTGATCAGACTGTTGAAACTCATCAAGAGCTTTAGAGCCTGGGTCTTCAACTTCATCAACTTGGTATTTTCTTTCTATAGCCTCTATTTCTTCTGGACCAACTCTAGCGGCTTGAAACCCTGGTTCTTTTCCAGTAAGTCTATCTAAGAAACCCATTTCTCTCATTCGTTTTTGTTTAGCCTCTTCGATTCTATCAGACCCTAGTTTGTCTATTTCTTCTTGAGCCAACCTCTGTCTTTCTTCTAATGGAGTTTGTCTCATCTTTCCAGCAAACTCAGCTTCTCCTATGTCTACTCCTGCTAATTGTTTAGTAAAAGGACTTACCTCTTCTTCAACTCTTTTAGCTTCTAACTCTCTAGCTTTTTGTAAATCAGCAGCAGCTTTTTCTTCTGCTTCTAATTTAGCTACTTCTGCTTGATCAGTAAATACAAAGTCCTTAACTCCTTCTGCTGCGGCTCTATCTTTTTGTCCAAAAAATTCTTTTGCACTAGGTCCACCAAAAGTACCACCACCTTGTTCTTCAAACTCTTTAAGTTCGTCTACTGAAATCCTTCTTCCTGCTTGTCTACTTACCCTTTCAGCTTCTGCTTTATTAAATGCCGCATCCTGTTCGTCTTTATCAGTTGAAAAAGTCCCACCTGCTAAACCTTTAAAAAAACCTCCAACTTTTTCTAAACCAGTTCTATCGTCTCTTTTTTTAGCTTGACCTGTTTGTTCTCCAGTTTCTGGGTCACGTGTAATATCACTAAAGTCCATTCCAGATAATTGACCACCCATGCTGGTTTCTGATTTAACTCTCTCCTCTTCCTCTTTCTTCATTTGTTTGGCTAGTTCTTTTGATTCTCTAGCTTGAGCACTTTCTGTTGGTGTCCCACCTTTAGAGCCAGAGCTTGAACTAGAGCTTGAGCCACCTCCGCCGCCTTTGCCGCCTCCGCCGCCACCTCCGCCTCCTCCGCCGGAGCTACCACCGCCACCGCCTTTGAAGCATTTCAGAGGTCCTACTGCTATAAGTTTTGGTCCTAATAATACAGGTTTAATAATTTTCATATTACATCCTTACTGAGCACAATATAATCGCCATTGTTCCAAGCTAGTTTCCATTTGTTATGTAAAAATTTAGCTAAAGTTTCGTTTGCATGTTTGTTATGAACATAAACGGAACATGTAACTTTTTCGTATCCATTTTCTTTGGCATAAGTAAATACTTTAGCTTGATATTCTTGTCCTATTTTTTTATCTCTAAATTCTGGTTTTACCCACATATCCTCTATATGTAACCTTTTATCGTCATCAAATGCTTTACAAGCAAAGAGTCCATGTTCGTCTTCAAAACTATGGATATTATAACATTCTAATCTATACTCTGCATAATGTGACATAATTGCTCCTAGACACTAAAAATCTTACTTTGTTTAATTTTATGGTCTGTACCACGTGAACCAAGTACAAACATAATTTGAGAAAGATTTATACCTCTACCTAACTCTCCTGCGCCTTGCACAGTTTCTATCTTTATCTTGAAAGATTCGCATTTTTGTTTTACAAAATCAAGTCTATATTGATATTGCATAACGTCTTTTCCACCATATGGGATGGCTGTAGTGTAATCTCCAGTAGTTCCACCTGGATCTCCATAAAATCCTTTCTTAAGACTACCAGACTCAATGCGTCTACCTGGATCTCCATACCTATAAATCTCAGTTTGATCAGCAACATCAATTATTTTTGTTTGAGAAAAAGTGTCATCATAGTTGTAACACACACTAACTTTGAGTCTATGTGGACTAAAGTAATCTCCTAATACTAACATTCTGTAGATTCTTATAGATGATTGTGAACCAGCTGGGTTTATCCAACCTGTCTCTACTGTCATGTTTATAGGAACTCCTGCATCATCAAAGTCTGGACTTTGTTTATAGAGCTTGTTTCCGTCTGGACTTACATGAACATAATAATAATCATCGCCAACTACTACAGAGCTTACACCTCTATGGTTATCATACAAAGACCAAAAACCTCTAAAGTAGTTATAAACTAAACAAAATCCATCAGAAGTTAAAAATCTTACCTCGTTGTCTTTTGCAAAAATGTCAGCTTTTGTAATAGTTAAATTATTAAAATCATCTACTGGGAAGCCTATGTACTTGAGCACTAATGATCTTTCTAAGATGTAAATACCTTTATTTGATTTAAAAAATAAACCTTGAGGAGTTAGAACTACACTATTAGCTTCTACACAACCTATATCAGAAGACACTAGTTGAGGTTCAATAAACGTATTTTGTTCACCAATATTGTTAGGACCATCCCCAGATAAAAAGAATATGGCATTTCTTTTGAATATAATTAGTTTGTCATCCATACCTTTTAGGGCTGTTATGTCACCACCTAGACCAGACATTACTATTCTAAAGGTATCATTAAAACCTATACCTGTGTTTTCTTCAACTATCTTTGAGAACTTTAGTTCTAGTTTGTTTTCTAGCCCTGCTAAGAATAATCTGTTTTTAAAAGTAGCTATAAGTGAATTAGAAGGAGGACTTACGTTTTCTACTTCTCCACCTTCAGTATAGAGTAATTCGTTTGCAATAAGTTTTGCGTCTGAGGTTTGATCAGTAAATAAAACAAAGTCAACTCCATCAGTTCTATTAATTATTGGTTTAGACGTTTGATCTACAGTATTACTACTGTCTCCCATGGTTTTATAAAATACTGAACCGTTACCTTCTGTCCTGTATAGTTCAACATAAACATCAGTTTTTTGTGTTAAGTCTAAAGTAGGTATGTTTACAGAAATAGATGTAACAGCAGCAGTACAAGTTACTGAGGCTTGACTAGATAAGGCAGATTTAAAAACATTACCTTGAATGTCTGTCCAGCTATAGACTGCTAGATAGTTGTAAGTTTTAGTTTCAAAAGGTCCAGTAGAGCCAGTTCCCTGTGCTGCAAACAAAGTATTAGGAGGGTAATTAAAACCTTGTTCTACAAGAACATTACCATCATAACACTTAAGTTGTCCTCCTGCTATGTTTAAGTTGTTTTGCATATCAACAGTTTGGTTAACAACTTTATTGTCAAAATCTAATACCGAAGAGTTTACACCAAACAATGTAAAGTAGCTTGTAACTCCTTCGTTCCCACTTATAATTCTACCTTGAGCTTTACTTGCAAACAAAAACTTAGTAGACGATATTGATGGAACATCTGATAAACTAGGTATGGTATAAACAGCGTTTGCATTTGTACTGGCATCATAGTTAAAAAACCCTGTACTTAAATTACCAGAGGGACTACCCTTTCTAGTGTTGTTTAAAATACTACCACCCTGACCTTGGCTAATCTTTGCTTGTACAGAGCCATCAGATTTCATAGTGTAATAAGTAGCGTGTAAGTCTGTTTCTCTTATTACATTTACATAAACAGTTTCATCTTGAACAAATGCCTTAGAGGCTAAACCTACACCTCTAGCCATTACTGAAGTTGTACCAACCGTACCCGTACTGAACTGGTACGTAGCCTTGGCTACATAAACTAAACTCCAAGTAAACTTTAAATCATTTCCACCATTAGTGTTAGTGCCAGTGGATATAGTGTAAAGCCTTGGAGAGGTTTGATAAACCTGCATGAATATTGTAACAGTGTCATTATCTGCGGAAGCGGCAGTAACGGCTCTACATGAGTGACCACCTGTTATTGTAGTCACATCTTTAATAGTAGTTGGACCTGCTGCTAGTGAACCATCAGATCCTAGGACTGATATTTTTACGACACCACTTCCATTGGAAGTTAACAATATAAACTTACCTTCTCCATCTACTTGAAAATCAATTGCATCATGTGGGGTAAGTGCTGTACCTGCCCATGGGTCTTGATTTACAGCGACTACATTAAGAATATCCCATCTAGCTAATCTCAACTCTGAGGCACTATTATCATAATAGACAACCATCATAGAAGTCTCACCTGCTGCTACATCAAATCTTTGATCACTAGCTAAAGTAGCTACAGTAGCTTCTGAAGTGAAGGCTTTGTTTGCACCTGCTTCAAAAGGAAACTCTCTAGTTAAAAAATTATTTAAGTTTAGATAATTGTATTTTAAAACTCTAGAACCATCAGTCCAAAAAAACCATACCAGCCCATTATAAACTTGCATTCTTATAAAAGCTACTGAACCTGAAGCAGTGATGCCAGGAATTTCAGTATCACTAATTACATAAGAGCCAGTTTCTTCATCTACAATTGATATTTTGTATTTACCAGACTCTAACCAGCCTAATATTCTATAACCATTTAGATAAGCAATTTGAAGCTGAGTTTGTTCTTTACCATTAGATAAAATTGTTTTAGATTGAGGAACTACTGCATCATAACTACCTTCGTTTTGCCAAACGTCTGAACTTTGACTGTAGCTGTAAATTTGATCTCTAGATAGCCATAGTAGCTGATCTTTAAATTGAGAAACTCCAATAATTGGTTGATTGTTAGTGCTGCCAATACTTACACCTTTTATTTCAGTGTAACCATTTCTTTTGTTATATTCTCCTTCTTTATCAAACTTTACATTCTCAATATGACTAAATTGACCAAAAGGAAGTTGTTTTTCATCAATCTTAGTGTTGATACCTTGATTAAGAGATAATGGTAGATTGTTCTTTTTTAAACTCACAACCCCTCCTATATAACATCAAAGTCTAATGAGTTACCTCTGGATATAACTGTTGCTGAACCAAAGTTAGAGTTTATGACATAACCTGCTGGAGTATCAGTAGATTTTTGTCCATCTACCATTTGACTCGTACCAGTGGCTCTAATAATAATGTTTTTAGTAGCAGCGTTTCCTGAAATGTCTTTGAATATAAAAAATCTACCTCCAGTAGGAGCAGAGGGTAATGTTATAGTTATACTACCTGTACCACTTGCATCAACAGGATAATAAGATAAATTATCTGTAGCTGATATTGTAGTATCTGTTGATATGTTAGTGGATGATGCAGAAAAACTAATAGCAGAAACCCCAGAAGCATTTAGAACCCCTGCCGATGTTAGTTGAATCTGGTTTCCTGAACCATCGTTAAAAAACAAATCTCCTGCCGTACCACCTGCAAATGCAACATTAGGAAAACTAGCAGCAGGTAAAGCTGTTGAAGGACTTGTGTTTAAAGACAGTCCTAAGTATTTCATGTTAGTAGCAGCAAACGCTGTTGTACTTGTACTAGTTACAACGGTAAAGCTTAAGTCTGCATCAATGCCTATGGCAGCAGACCCTAACTGTCTACCTACTGAAACGTGGTCATGACCATCTATTGAGGTTAAGGCAGTGTTTATATCAGTAGCCCATGTTGGACCTAGACGCTCCCCAGGTGTGGGAAGTGTCAAATTCATATAGGTTGTTTTACTTGTTTCAGCCATAGTTATTTCCTAAAATACCCAAAAATGGACATTAGACATATCAGTAGTTCCTGGTATTAAAAAGTTAATAAATTTTTTTCTATCATACTTCTTACTTGAGCCTCCTATTGTAGCTGTAAGAGATTCATAAACATCTATAGGATTAAATTTTCTTACAACTATCCAACCTAAAGGCTCTCTACCTAACTTATGTTCTATTAAGTTATCAGTACTATGAGACAAATCGACTGATTTTAGTAAAACTCCATCTACAATCTGAGATTGTGTTATAGGAGTTAAGACCTCTTCTAATTGGTTTTGAGAGCTATTAAACTCTGCTCTTCCTGCATAAGGACCTAAAGCAAAAACTTTTTTATAGTTTCTTATACTCACGTTGTAGACCTCGTAAATAGAAACTCACTGTCAGTAGTATAAATGTCTGTTATTGACAAAGGACTACCTGCGTCTCTATTGTTAGCAGCTTCTTCTATTCTACGCTTCATCATCAGTTTTTGTTGCATTAATACAGTAACATCACTTTCTTCTTTTTGTAAACACTTTATTGCTGCATCTATCACTACATATTCTGCATAACCATTTATGTCTGCAAAGGTAGTAGTTGATGTAGCAGGAGTAGTGCTATCAAATTGTTGAGCAGTTGGTATAAACCAAATCCTAACCTCTGTAGCTCCATCAGGTTCAGGAGTAAAGATTATATTATCTCCAACCATTCTATATCTTATGTTTGCAAAACCAAGAATCCTCCCAGGACTCCCACTGTTTTGGTATAAGTTTCTTTCATTAAAATTAAACGGTCTTAGTGTAAAAAAATCTGAGCCATTTATCTTAGCATCTACACCTCTAAGTTTATAGAAGTTAGAAATGTTTGGTCCAGAAGTAGAACTATGAATAGGATATGAATCTGTACCAGCTACAGTATTAAATGTAGAACTACTTACATAGTAATCCTGTCCATATGTTTGTATCAGGATATCATGGAGTTCTGATATTCCTGAATTTATGTAGGTTTGAACTTCCGTATCTGAAACAAAATCATTAGACTCCATGTCAGCACGTTGTCTTACCCTAGCCACCAAATCGGCTTCAGTTATAGCAGCCATAAAACCCCCGAAAAGAGGAGGGCTTGCGCCCCCCAATTAGTAATCGTCTTTAACACATTTTTTTATGAACATCTTGAGACATTCTGCGAACATATCCTTGTCTTTTTCATCCATAGCTTTGAACAATCCATCTACTTCTTCTTTGTATTCTTCGTAGACTTCACTATCTCTATGTTCTTCATCATGCTTTCCTTCCATGAAGTCTTCGTTAGATTCCTTTCCTCTTCCGTAATGGTCTTTCATCTTTTCTATGATGAGAGTAACCATTCCGCCTTTTTCTTTTTTAGGACCCATCATAATCATGATAAACTCCTTTAAACACCTACGCCTGGAAGGCTAGAGTTTTTAACGATAATCATGAAA